TTTTTTCAAAAAACCAATAAATATAATCTAAATTTAGTATTACTATAATTCGTAATATTTTCCAATATTTATTTATTATTTTTTAAGACTACCAGTCTTAATTTTGGTTTTTATATATTACTTTTTTTAACTCAAAAAGTAAATATAAGAGAGAGAGAGAGAGCCGATTTTTTTTAAAAAGTTTTTATTTCAAAAAAAAATTTATAATTAAATTTTTTTCAAAAAAAAAATTATAAAATGATTTTCTGGAAAAAGTTTTGTTTTGTTGCATTTGGGACAAGACTGATCAGTCTTGTTTTTTAAATGAAAGGGGGTCAAAAACGGGCTTTTTTTAATCGGTTTCAGTCAACGCCCATATGGCGACTTTCGAGTCTAAAACTGTGGTCGTTGACTGTCCAGTCTATAAATCTATAGATTTATATATTTTTGTATTATTGTAAATAGTAATACAAAAATGTATAAAAAACGGAAAAAAAGTTAATAATTAACAATCAATTCCAAGAAATTTGAGTGTATTGGTTGGAACTCCAAAAAGCATATGTAAAATTTCGGCACCAACTAATACAGAAATGGTAGACATAACGAGTGGGAATTTATTTTTAGAAACGAAAGTGATGAAAATAGCAAGTAATATACCTCCGATGTAATCAAGAATAGCGGTACCTAAAAATTTATATTTATGTATTCCTTTTCCAGGAACTCCTAAAATATCAGAATATTGACTAAGTGGGCAAAGATTCATTGTTATATTAGTAATAAGGAAAATAATTTTAATTTAAAAGTAATCGTAAATATTAATATAAAAAAATGTCATCATATTAATAATGAATATTAATAAAAAAATTAGTTTCAATGGAATTTTTGATAAGATAGTATGTATAAATTTAAAACATCGTGTTGAGAAAAAGGAATTTATGTTAAAACAAGCAAAAGATTATAATTTAGACATAAATTTTTTTGAAGCAGTTGCTCTACCGAATAATCCTGCACGTGGTTGTTTATTATCACATTTAGAAATAATAAAACAAGCAAAAGATGAAAATTTAACTAACATATTAATTTTAGAAGATGATTGTAAATTTTTAAGAGAAGGTGCATTGCCTAATGTACCAGACGATTGGGATATGTTATATTTAGGTGGTAATATAGATGCTGTATATGATAATACCAATCCGGATTGGGTAAAAGGAGCAATATGGACAACACATAGTTATGCGATATCAAATTCAATATTTGATTTATTAATAATAGAATTAGAGAAATATGATAAAGAAGTGGATAAATTTTATAAACAACATATTCATACAAAATACAATTGTTATATATTAAAAGATTTTTTTACAACACAGAAAATAGGTTATTCCGATATAGAAAATCGTCCAATCAATTATGATATAGATAGATTGCATTGTGATAAGCCTTTTGATTTTGCTGATCATGAAATAATGGATGGAAATTCGTATAGATATAAATTAAAATTAAATTATCCAGAAAGTCTATTGCCTCATATATCAATTATAACTCCAACTTATAATAGAAAGAAATTATTTAATATTTGGATATCAAATTACAAACGTATAGATTATCCAAAAAATAAGATAGAATTCATAATAATAGATGATGGTAATGATAATTTACGAAGTATATTACCCAACGATGTTCGTATAAAACACATAAAAATTCAAACTGAAAATAATATACCTTTAACAATTGGTAGAAAACGAAATTTAGGTGTAAAATATGCTAATTATAATATAATAGTTCATATGGATGATGACGATTATTATCCATCGTATTCTGTAAAAACAAGAGTTAAAATTCTTTTACAGAATAGGACAAAAGGTTGTGTAGGATGTACTCAGATTGGATGTTATGATATTTATAATAAAACTAGTTTTTCAATAAATGACACCCGTTCATTAAAGATATCAGAAGCATCGATGGCGTATACGCGGGAATTTTTTGAAGAGCGAAAATATAATGAAAATCTTGAAAAGGGTGAAGGTAGTTTAATGATTCGCGGTAGAGAATCAAAAATAATCCAGATTCCATATATATTTGTCTTAATTGCTTTAACACATAAAGGAAATATTACTAAGAATATGCGAGTTTATAAAAAAAAAGATAATGAAGATGAATCATATGTTTTTTTTGAAACATTTCCCACACAATTTCGGGAAATTTTATTAAAACTTATACGGTAAAGGTATCAGTAATATCACAACATTTTTTTTGATTACAGGTATTATCATCACAAGATGGTTCAATACACAATTCATTTAATTCTGGTTGAATGGTAGTGGAATGAATACCAAATTTATGGAAAATATTTTTGATTGAAATACATTTTTGATCAATATTATCAAAATTATCACATTGAAAATGAATGGTTCCAATAATTATTTTTTCATCTAATTGCCATATATGTAATTCGTGTATATTGATAACGAATGGAAGATTCTGTAATTCTTTTTTAAGTTTATCTGATTCAATCTTTTTAGGAGAATATTGTAATAAAATTTGAAAAGTTTGATAATATAATTTGAAAGTTGGGAAAGCGATAATAAAAATAATAATAAGGGAACATATTGGATCATAATAATGTAATAGTTCCGATTTATTATCATATTTAATAAGAAAGCCGGAAATAATGACAATAATAGAGCCAAGAGTATCACCTAAAAAGTGTAGCATTAATGCTTTTGTATTAATAGAATGTTTGTGTTCGTGTTCATCTCCGTGTTCATCTCCGTGGAAATGTCCGTGAGAAATTCCAATTTTACTATACAAAAATGCACTAATTAAATTAATAACTAATCCGATTGTGCCAATGATTATAAAAATATTTATATTATCAATCATAACATCAATGTCATTTTTTTCAAATAATTTAGTAATAGATTCGATAAATAATAAAACGCAAGTTGAAAGTATGAAAATTGTATTAGTAAATCCTCCTAATATTTCGGCTCTATTCCATCCAAATGTAACACGGTTATTTTTTTTAAATTTAGATAAATATTCGCAATAGATTGATATACATATTGCTAATATATCGGCGAGCATATGAAAAGCATCAGTTTTTAATGCTGTTGAATTAAAATAAAATCCTGATACTAATTCAACAACAAAATACAAAAAGTTTATTATTAATACAGTAATAGCCAAATACATTTTAAAAATAATAATTTATAAAAATCATAAGTTAATTCTATTTTAATAATTTTTTCATAACAAAATGAGCAATAATGATGCAAACGATAATAAGTAAGCAAATTCCCAATATTTTTTTCTTTGACATTGGTTTAGTCGAAGAGAAATGTTCTTTTTTAACTATATTATTATTTTTACGTTGTGTTATTTGAGGAATATTAGTAGTAAGCCAATTAAGGTAGAAATTTTTGGCAGTATTAACATCTGTTTGTTTACCTCCATATGTTGCATTTGCTGCGTTATGTACTTTATTTGTCCATAAAAATAAAGATGAACTATTATCTAAATAATTATTAATATTAATATTTTTAAGATTTGTGGCATAATGATTTCTACATTTTCCACAAGGAATGACATTTTCTAAACTTAAAAAAAATGCTTTATAATTTTCTTTATCAAATGGTGTGGGATTATCTGGATATGATAAAGCAATGGTGTGCATAAATTTCCATGCGGATGACCCCCATATTTTTGGGGGAAATCCTTTAAAATTCTGTGAAGATACTTGAGTCATTTATATCTATGTCTTATATAATAATAAGAAAGAAAATTATGATATAATTTGTTTTAATGAAAAAATTGTTTTTTTCATCTTTTGAAAATCGACAGGTTTTTTTCCCTTTTCAATAATTAATTTCATATCTTGAATAATAGAACTCATATGTGTTCCAAATTTTGCTTTTTGTCCAGTCATAATATTAGCAGTTACACTAACCATATTATCAACTTGAGAATATACACCTGCTTTAACTAATTGATCAGTAGTTTCTTCAAAACTACTTCTAGCTAATGGTCCTCTTTCAGAACGATTAATTCCGTGTCTGTCAATACTCATAATATAACCTTTATTAGTCATAACATCAACTAAAATATTAAGGTGTCTATCATTAATATAAATTCCACTATCTCCAATAACTTGTTTAATTTCTTCAAACAAGATTGTTCTAGACGCTTCAATTCCAAAAATTTCTTTAATTTCATGTATATCATTAGAGATAGTTCTGGTAGAATCGATTGATGGATTACATAAGCATATAGCAAGATTTGTTCCATTTGTTTCAATAATCCATTCCTTTACATTATATTTATCTCCATTTTTTTTATAATCAACTGTTTTAATTTCTCTCATAAATGCTTTGTCAATATTTTTTAATCCTTTTACAGCAGAGTCATTAATAACAATTTGTTCAAAATCTTTTAATTTTTTTTGATCTAAGTCAGTAATTTCTTTTGAAATATTTTGATACATAAAACGAATATGAAGAACTAATTTTTTAGCACAATCATCAGTAAAAATGACTTGAATTTTTTTAGAATCGTATTTAGTTAAAAGATGTTCATAAATTTGAAACATAGTGAATTGTTTGTCTAGCATATATTGATGATCAAATTCAATTCTGAGAACCCAAGGTGATAAATTTTCAAAACTCACATCATTGTCAAAAATGTCATAATATTCTTCAACAAACTCTTTATCTTGTGTAATATTAGTACTTTTTTTATAAATTTCAGGGTCATAATGGATAGATGTTTCAACAGTAAAATATCTCAAATTCGTATATTGTAAATCGTTAATAATTTTTTTAGCTTCATCTTTATTTTTAGATATACTTTTATCTAAATAAACGGTTATTGATGGTGTTTTTGGATTTTTGGATACATTAATTAATTCTCGTAATCGTGGAACACCTCTGGTAATTTTAGATTTAGATGCCACTCCTGACAAGTGAAATGTATTTAATGTCATTTGAGTAGCTGGTTCTCCAATAGATTGTGCGGTAATTGAACCAACCATTTCACCTGGTTGAACTAAAGATTTATCAAATTGTTCATATATTTTAGAAATAATCCAATCAAATGCTAATAAATTTAATTTATGTTCCATAACAACCATCTTACTTGATAATTTTGTTCTAAGCAACATTTTAAAATTTTTCATCGATTTTTTATTAATTTCTTTAATAATATCATCATCACTAATCAATGCTCTCAATTTAGAACATATTTCTTCAACTTTTGTAATAACCTCAATTGGATTAATATTACTAACAGATTGATTATCAATATTAAATCTATTTTTGGCTTGTTTTATAATTCTATAAATATGAACTGGTGAATATGATATATCTTCGTGTTTAATTTTTCGTAAATAATTTCTATAATTTTGAATTCTATTAAATTCCTTGTCAATAATTTCTTGAAAGTCATTATTTGTTTTCATTCGTTTATAAGACTTTTTGTCCATATTTTGTTTTAATTCTTTCTTTTTCCATTTATATTTATTGGAAAATATCTTGTTATTATATTTTAAAATTTCTATTTTTTGTTTTTCAATTCGTGTAGCATCAAATCCATCATCTCCATAAATGAATTGAATAATTTGATCTCTTTCATTACGAACAGTCATATCATAATGAACTTTTAAGTCTTCCATCGCCTTCATTAATCGTCGTTGAATATATCCAGTTTCCGATGTATCATATACTTGTAATCCATTATATAACCCAAAATTTTTTGTAGATGGAATTGTTAAATCATATACTTTTTGATTATTAGATAATATTTTTTCGATAGATATAATTTCATCTAATATTGTATCATTTATTACTTTATATGTATTTTCATACTTTAATAATGTTTTTGATTCCAATATTTTTATTAATCTTTCATTTTTATAATCAATTGTTAATTTAAAAGTATTCGCAAATTTTTTAGCAAATAATGATCTAATAGATAATCTATTTATTGGAGCTATATTTTCTGTATTAAAATTATTTCTTTTTAATATGGAAACAGACATTTTACTATAAATTCCAAATCTTGTTAATAACATACTTACTCCTTCTATTACATCTTTTGATGCCGATGAACAATCTATCGAATTTTTTGATATTGTTCCATCTCCTGAATAATATCCATCGATAAATCCTTTTATAAAATTATCTGGTGCTAATTGAAACTCTGCAGGTATAAATTTATATCTACTATTTTTACCCACAAATTTATTTAAAAATTTCGATAATATTGTTGAATAACCTTGAATTGTTGTTGATACTGATTTTGAATTTTTTTTAATATATGTTTTATTAATTATATTTCTTTTATCAAACCATTTTCTAATCTTTTCTAATATTTTATTATCATTATTCGCTATACATACTTGTCCACTTTTAATATGTGAATTACCTTCCGCAATATATAATCCAATGAAAAATCCATTTTCTTCATTTAATTCCATTTTATCCTCTATCAAAGATATTGTTCTCACACCCCGATAACAATAAATATTTCCATCTTTTATATTTTTAATATTTGAACGTTTTAATGTCCTTAAAAAATTTTGTGAATTTTTATAAGGTAATATAAATTCTTTTCCATTATTTTTATTCCACCATAATGCTGGCATTTTTTTCCTATTTTCCAATATTTTTTCAACCATATTTTTAGCTTTATTAAAATCGGTTCCATAAATATATTCCTCTTTCGGTAAATATTCTTTCATATTTATAAATTTTATTTCATTTAAATTATTTTTTAAATTTATAGATACTGGTACTTTATCACCTATTTTTATATCTTTCATATCTTTTTCTTCATATCTTTTTAATTCTTTATCCCAAATCAATAATGATTTTGATTCTACCACTTTTACATCTCTACCTGATTTCGTAGTTACCTTATAAATATATTCACTTGGATCGTGTCTTGTTATTTTTGTTACCTTTTCCCAAGACATATTCCCATTATTCGTTGTTGTTGGTATAAATACATCTTTATCTAAATTTAAAAGTTCCATATTAGCATCTTTCTCATCATAATGAATTACTTTTTCTTTATTATTCGCTAAATCACTATCTATCCATTCACCTATTTTAATATTTTTAACTTTACCATTATCTAAAATTATTAGTTTTGTATCCCAAGATACCGATTTAACGGCGGTATCGATTAAACCTTCGCGACCACTCATAGCATGAAAAAAGAATTCGTATGGAGTTAATCCTGATAAGAATGAATTTTCAACAAAACCTTTACTTTCTGGACCATCATCAAATTTTTGAAAATGTGGTAAAGTTCTATCTCTATATCCACAAGGAATACGACCACTTTTTGCTCCAGATGAAACATTTTGTTGTCCAACCGAAGCCATAATTTGACTAATATTAATAAAATTACCTTTAGAACCAGATGTAACCATATTTTTAATAGCATTATCATCTCCTAATTTTTTAGTAGCTAATCCTCCAGCATCATCTCTTGCCGTATTAAGAATATTTAAAATACGAGCTTCAAATTCTTCTCTAATGGACATACCTGTTTCTAATTTAAGTCTACTAGAAATTGTAGCACTAATAATATTTTTAACGTTAGCCTTTGCCTTAGAAATAGTATTATTAATATAATCTTTTGTTTTAGAATCGGGTAAGCAATCCCCAATTCCTACACTAAATCCATTTTTCATTAACCATGTTCCAGTAACTCCTTGAATTTCAGTTAAAAATCGCTTTGTTGAATTTCTTCCTAAATCATTTTGAATAATATGAACTAAACTTCCACCTGAAGTCCCAGTTACTGCCTTGGAACATTTACCTGTAATTAAATCACCATTAATAATTTCAATATTATCTTCATCATCCATTGATTTAAAGTAATTTACTTCAGATGGTAAAAGTAAAGAAAAAATTTCTCTACCTTCTAAATAAACATTATCAGGAATATGTTTATTATTGAATGAATCAACTTTAAATTTGGGTAAATTCCCATCAAATGTACTAATATGAGGTAACATACTCATAATTTCTTTAAAATTTAATTTTGTGTATTTACGAGTGATATTGTTAGCCCCAACAACTGTATCCATAATGCATCCAATAACAGGTTTGTTAGATTGTGGACTAATAATTTGATTTGGTACACATACTAATTCTTCTATTTCCGTAGAAGCAACAACTGATTGAGCAAGATATAAATTCATTTCATCTCCATCGAAATCAGCATTATATGGTGTAGTAACAGCAACATTTAATCTGAAAGTAGAATATGGCATAACACGAACTCTATGCCCCATCATACTCATTTTATGAAGAGATGGTTGTCTATTAAATAGTACTATATCTCCATCTACCATGTGTCTTTCAACAACATCACCATATTCTAATGTAATATTAGAATTTTTGACATATCGTAAATCCAATCTATCATCATTTTTTTTGATAATATATTTAGCACCGGGATGTTTTTCAGGTCCATTTTGAACTAATGTAGTTAAAGCATGTATATTATATACATTTACAACTTCTGGAAAAGTCATATTCATAGCAATTTTAAGAGGAACACCTAATTCGTCAACATCAATATTTGGGTCAGGAGATATAACACTTCTAGCAGAAAAATTAACTCTTTTTCCCATAATATTTCCTCTAATTCTTCCTTCTTTTCCTTTTAAACGTTGTCTAATTGATTTAAGTAATCTTCCAGTTCTTTGTTGTGCTGGAGGAATTCCTTTAACTTCGTTATCAATTAATGTAGTAATATTATATTGTAAATAGTCGATATAATCATTAATATGATTTTGATCATTAGATTTTACTTTAATCATAAGACTATTATTAGCTTTAATAATATCTAATAATTTATATGTTAAATCATCCTCTGATCTCAAATTAGCATCATGTTTAACGGATGGTCTAACACATGGTGGGGGAACTGGTAAAACAGAACAAATTAACCATTCTGGTCTAGAAAAGGTTGGCGAACATCCTAAAAGTTCACAATCTTCATCTGAAATTTTTCTCAATATATTATAACATTCATCTGCATTAAGTTGAACTTTTTTATCCATGGGTTTTCCATTTCCATCTGGATTAGCAATTTTGTGTACAACAAATAAATTTGTTCCATCTTTGATATAACGAGGTTGAAGACGACCGCATCCATTATAATTAGTACAAGTTTTTTTAGATTGTGAAGCACATAATTTATAAATAATTTTCATACGAATATTTGGAGATTTCTTTTTCAACTTTTTAATAATATTAAGATTTGTTTTATCAATTAATAGATTAGAACATTTATAGCAAACACATTGTAAAATTTTTTTAACGGTGGGTAAGAAATGTATAAAATATACTTTCCGAGCTAAATCAATATACCCAAAATGTCCTGAACAATCTTTCATATTATTTTTGCATGTTTTACATAAAAATAAATTATCTTGTGTTCCCATTCGTAAATCAAATAACCCAGAAAATTTTGGACAATTATTTTCATATAATTCAGGAATAGTTATTTGAGTAGTCCCCATCGACCGAATCATATCGGGCGAAGCAATACTAAAACGAATTTCTCGAATTCTCTTTGAAATATCAATATCGTTCATTTATTTTCAAATATATTAAATAAATATTTAAATCAATTTTATATTTTAAAAAGAACATAAACTTTAAATAGATTTATAAATATGTATAAATATATATTTACTTTGATATAAATATATAGATATATATAAAATTAAATTATTTTTAAAAAAAAAGTAGTTTACTTAATAGTAATTAATATGCCTACAAATGATAATTCGTCACCAAACAATAAATTAAATAGAATATTAAAAAAAAATATATTAACTAGAAATGATAAAAGAACATTAAGTGAATTTTTATCTAGTTCCGATTTAACAGAGGATTTAACATCAGAAATTTTAAATAAAATGCCACCACTAAAAAAACGAAGAATAACGGAAAAAAAAGAACAAAAAATATATTGTAATAATATAATAATGAGTACAATCATAAAAGAAGATAATACTGAAGAGAATAGTGGAAATAATAGTTCTAATGATGATAGTTCAGAAATAATAAATTTGGATGAAAATGATTCTATAATAACGAATAATTCTCAACTTAGAGAAGAGGACGTAATAATAGAAGAAGATTATTCAAATTATGATACAAAATTCGAGAATTGTTATATAGTAAGTAGTTCTTCTGATGATGATGATGATGATGATGATATATTGATCATAGATGAAGCAGATAATATCAAAGATGTAAAAGAAAAAAATGTTATCCAAAAAACTGATATAAATAGAAAATTATTAGAAGGTATTTTACGAACTAAATTACGTTCATCTATTAAAAAGGCCTTAGCAGAAAATAGTCATTGGAATAAACAATTGAATGACGAAGATGACGAAGATTTTGATATTAATGACGAATCAGATGTTTATAAAAAATTATCAATTGAAGAAAAAGAAAAAGTTAAATCAATGGAAACTCAGATAAAAGAAATAAATGATAAATCAGTACCAGAAAAAGTAAAAATATTATTATCAGATATTCCCCTTGAAACTAAAGCAATAATTATAAAAAAACTTGAATTATTGCAAACATTGGAAAATTCCGGTTCTGAATATAAAAAATTACGAGAATGGTTAGACAATATATTAAAAATTCCATTTGGTAAATATTGTAAATTTAGTCTTTCTAAACAAAATGATTATACAGAAATTGGAAATAAATTATATGATATAAAAGGTTCTCTTGATAAAGCAATATATGGTCAAGAACAGGTAAAGGAAGCATTAGTTGAATTAGTAGCAAAATGGGTTTCTAACCCCCCTTCAAAAGGTCATGCTCTAGCAATTGTGGGTCCGCCCGGCTGTGGTAAATGCCACGGGAAAAACACGCCGATACTAATGTATGACGGTAAAATTAAAATGGTTCAAGATATAAAAGAAGGTGATTTGTTAATGGGTATTGATTCAAAACCAAGAAAAGTATTAGGATTAGGAAGGGGTGAAGATGAAATGTATGAAATATCAAATATTAAAGGAGATACATATACAGTAAATAGTGAACATATACTATGTTTAAAAATCAGTGGTTGGTTAAGAATAAACAATATTAAAAATATAAAAACTTATAAAGTAGTATGGTTTAATTCATCAGAATATAAATATAAATCCAAAAATTTTTCTTATAAAAATAAAAATCAAGAGGAAATTTTAAAAGAAGCAACAAATTTTAGTAAAACAATTGACAAAAATAATGAATATTTAACCATATCTGTCAAAGAATATTTAAAATTACCAAAATATGTTCTAAAAAAATTAAAAGGATATAAAGTAAATAATATCGATTTTGATATTAAAAATATCTATAAAGATAAATATTATTTAATTGGAGATAAAACAAAAATTATTGATAATGAACATATTATTAAATTTAATATAAAATCTTATCAAACAATTAAAGATAAAAATACATCTTATCAAGTCATATCCCATAGTAATGATAATGGAATATTTAAAATGAATTATAAAAATTTTAAATATAATTTATACAATAAAAATGAAATATTTAAAAAAGTAAACGAATATTCTGAAAAACAAATACGATTAAAAAATATAGAAATTACATTAAAAGATTATTTAAAATTATCAAAATATAATAAAAGTTTATTATTTGGTTATGCTATTGAAAAAATAGATAATATAAAATTTGATCCATATATTTTAGGATTATGGTTAGGAGATGGTACTTCAATGGAAACAGCAATAACTACACAGGATTCAACAATATTAAAATATTTATCAGTTAATTTAAAAAAATATGATTGTTATTTAAGTCATAAGGAAAAATATACATACAGAATTAATTCATTAACAACTCAAAATTATATGAAGAAAATTTTAAGAAAACATAATCTAATTGGTAATAAACACATTCCACATATTTACAAATGTAATTCAAGAGAAAATCGATTAAAATTATTAGCAGGATTGATTGATAGCGATGGTTCTTATACTAATAATTGTTATGACATTATTCAAAAAAATAGTAGATTAAGTGAAGATATTGTATATTTATGTAGAAGTTTAGGATTTGCTTGTTATTCTAAAAAATGCAAAAAGAGTTGCATGTATAAAGGAGAAAAAAGAGAAGGAGAATATAATAGAATGTGTATATATGGTAATGGATTAGAAGAAATTCCAGTACTCTGTTTAAGAAAAGAAGCAGAAGTTCGAAAACAAATTAAAGATGCTTTATGTTCTCAAATATCAGTTAAATGTATTGGTAGAGATAAATATTATGGGTTTGAATTAGATGGAGATCACAAATATTTACTTGATAATTTTATTGTCACACATAATACAACCCTCTTTCGTGAAGGTTTAGCAAAAGCGTTAGATAGACCATTTGCTTCATTTTCGTTATCTGGAATGTCAGATGAATCATATCTTTCAGGTTTTGCTCACACTTATGAGGGTTCAGATTATGGAAGAATTTGCCGTATGCTAACGGAAACTGGGTGTATGAATCCAATCATATTTATGGATGAATTAGATAAAATTGATACAACAAGACATGGTTCAAGTGTTGTTAATAAAATTATGGAAATTATAGATTTTTCTCAAAATCATGAATATGAAGATATGTATTTTGGAAATATTAAGATAGATTTATCTCGTGTTTTGTTTGTATTTTCATTAAATCATATAGATATGATTGATCCAATTTTAAGAGATAGATTAGAAGTTATAAAAGTAAAGGGATTTGAACCAAAAGAAAAAGTAAGAATATTAAAAGATTATATCATACCAAAAGAATTAAAAGAAATTGGATTAAATGAAAAAGACATCATATTTCCAGACAACATAATCTCATTCATAATTCGTAAAATACGAAAGGAAGAAGGTGTAAGAGAAGGAAAAAGGGCAATTCAAATTATAATTAGAAAAATAAATTTATTACAGTATGTAAATAATATCAAAAGGGATAAAAAATTTTCATATTATTCAAAAAATGTTACATTACCAATAACAATTACCGAAAAGTTAGTAAACAAATTATTAATAGAAGAAGAACTACCAGCATTTTTAAATTTATATTGTTAAATAAATTTTTCGTATCTTAATATATTCATCCTTATTTATTTTATTTTTTCTCTTTAAATAATTAATACTATCTACTAATTGTGTTAAAGTATCAGTTGTATGTAAATGATTTTGCATTGGTAATTGTTTTCTATCAATACCTGTTTTTTCAAAACGAATATTATCTATTTCTCTTCTAGTTTTTTTTTTTAAAAAATCATTTACATATTCCATTGAATTTGCCTCAAATATAAAAAATATAAGATTTCCATCATCAATATTTTCACTAGTTCGTTTTCTTATAACATATTCTTCATGGCGAGGATCTAATTTAAATAAATCTCGGAATTCGAGTAGTGTAATTTTAATTTGTTTTTTAAACAATATTGTAAAATGTTTTTCGACTATATAATCATATTGTTTATCTATTGGAAATAATAATAATAATCCATAATGAGTCATATTAAAATATTCTATATTATTAAAATTTATAATATATTTTAATAAAGAACTAATCATAATCATCAATTACTACTAATAGCACTTGTATCTTCATCTGAATAAAATTCACAGAAGGGTTCACAATATGTATTATCACGATTACATAATGCATTAAATGCTAGATCGTCATAAGTTGTCAAATTTTGAGGATTACAATTATTCACATCACAAAAAGAATAATAAACTCCCATAATTTATTTATTAATAATGTCTACTGATAAATAAATTATGTCAATTTTAAAAAATTTTTACATAGGAAAAGTTAAGTTACCCCAAGTATTAATAGAAATATTAGTAAATGGGTCTTGTAAGTGTTTATTAGTTTCAAAAAAATTTTTTAATTTTTCGTAATCACAGAAACCATATTTTCTTTTTTTTTCTCTACGAACTCTATAACTACGATTTCTTAAAATTCTATTATAAAATTTAAAATGACAAAAACGTAATCCATCTATATCCATTGAATGATTTTTTATTAAATCATCATCTCCAGTACAACCAAATTGTTTATAATTATCATTATTTATTTTAATATTTAATCCCTTGATTTTTAAAATTTTTTCTTTATAAATAGGAATCAAACTCGATTCTAATATAAAATCTAAATCACCATTTTGTCTAATATTCATAATTGGAAATAAGGCACTCTGTATGAGAGTGAATTTATTTTTTGGTATCCCAAGTTTTAATAATTTATCTAAATGTTCAATCTTATACCCCATTTCTTCTATATATATTACCTTTATATAAAGGTGGCGAATAAACATGTAAAGAAACTGTCTTATTATTACCATTTACAATTTTATGTAAACCAATATTATTATCAATATAAGAAACATTACCCTCATTATTTACAACTTGTTTTATAAATTTTACATCAGGTGTAAATAAATGTTGATTTATTTGACCTTGTAATACTTTCAATATACAACCATTAGGGGCATGATCGTGTATTGGACTTTTTTGATTATTATTCCAACAAATAACATAAATATCAAATAAATCATTAATATGAACTAAATTTCTTTTATAAGAAACATTACAAAATTTACAATATTTTTCCCAATCATTTGCATTATATTTTTCAACTATGTGCATTGCTGTATCTAGTTTTTTACCAGATTTAAGATGTTCATTTATAGCAGTTGATAAACTTTTTAAATTAAATTCCATTTAATTCAATATTTAAAACTAATATAATAAATTTTATAAAGTTTATTTTGTTATTTCATTTTCAGATGTATTTTCATCTTTTGGATGATAAAAATCATATAATTGTTGTTTAATCTTTTCTAATCGTTGAAACATTCCACTAAAAAAAGCTGGTAATATATCTCCATATGTTATATTTTCTGTATAAAAAAGATTTGTAATTTCATCACACCATTCTTGTGTATCTTTATCATCAATTGGTGCCTGTAACATTTTAAGATATTCGATTAACATTAAAGCAATACTATACACAGTTTTAACATCCATAGCGTTATGTGTAATCATTTGTTCTACAAGTTCTAAATCAAATTTCCCATTAAATTCTTCTCTAATATCTTGACGATTTGGAATTAGTTGGAAAATCATATCCCTAACATCAGTTAATAATGATACAATCATTGAAAAATCTTTATTTTCAATATCTTCTTTTAATTTATCCCAATAAGCTTTTTTCATAGTTTTTTCAATTTGAGCGTAAACCTTATCATCAATAATAAGTTTGGGGGGTTTATAATTTTTGACAAATGATACAGCATCATCTCCATCAATATGTCTAACTTGTTTTAATATCTTGGTTTTTTGTTTTTCTATTTCACTTTTCCATATTTTAATATCATCAGTATCTGGTTCTTGTTCTTGTTCTTGTTGATTTTTTGTAACTAGTGCCAATGTATCATTTAATTCATAATATGAATTAGCAAATGGTAGAAGAACTTTGATTACATCTTTTTTTTTCCATTTATCAAAAAAGACAATAAAATTATCCAACTCTATTTTAAATTCTTGTATTTTTACATCAGAGTTTACTTTATCTTCGTCATCATTTGTATAATTTAAAATATTATTGAATAATATTGATATTTTATTGGATAAATTTTTAAATTGTAAATCATCAACATCTTTAATTTCGTTATTGAAAACGAAATCTGGAAAACACACAACTATGTAGCATGTTAAAAATTTACGGACTAATAGATTTGATTTTTTCATACTTTCTAAATCAAAAAGTTTAGAAAAATATTTCCCAAAATCATTTAAAATATTTTTATTTCTAATTATTTTTGAGAAAGTATCAAATCCAAGTTTTCTTATTTTATCTACATTTAATAAATTCTTATATTTATGTAAATTTTCTAATGTTTCTGTCAAAGTTTGAGTTTTATTCATTTTGTCCATTTCAGTTCTTAATCTATATTAATATATTTTTCTATTTTAATTTTTATTTATATTTAACAAGTTCTAGGATTTTGTAGAAGAACCAATAACTAAATCTTTTTTAATATCATCATTCCAATCCCAGAATATAGATTTTACTAAGACCTTTTCAACTATTGGACGAAAAAAATCTAGTTCAAGATTGGAATAATTGGGATCAAAACTTGGAGCATCCCATTTTTCACAAAATTTAATAGCATCTTGATAATACATATTGTCTTTAAAGTGCTCTCTTTTATTTGGGTCTAATCCAAAGTGATGCATGTAATATTTAGATTGAAATATTTCATGTTTTTCTAGAATAAAATAATTTTTTCTTGAAATATATGGACGAA